CGTGGGATCAACAGTAAAATCAGGGGTGGAGAAGTTCAACACACAGGTGTTGTACCGTTCCTCAAAAAGTTTGAAAGCACTGTCAGATGTTGCACTCAAAATGGCATTAGAGGTGGATCAGCGACTGTCCACTTCCCCATCTGGCACCAAGAAATAGAAGATATAATTGTTCTCAAGAATAATAAAGGAACAGAAGATAACAGAGTTAGAAAATTAGACTATAGTATTCAGTTAAGTAAGTTATTCTATGCTAGATTCATTGAGGATAGAGATATTAGTCTCTTCTCACCTCATGATGTGCCAGGTTTATATGATGCTTTTGGAACTGATGACTTTGATGAGTTATATGAAGAGTACGAACAGAGTGATGTTCCAAGAAAAACAGTAAAGGCACAAGAATTAATTCTTAATCTCTTGAAAGAGAGAGCAGAAACTGGTAGAATTTATATAATGAACATAGATCATTGTAATTCTCATTCATCTTTTACAGATAAAATTGAAATGAGTAATCTATGTCAGGAGATAACTCTACCTACAAAACCAGTACAACATATTGATGACGAAAATGGTGAAATTGCTTTGTGCATTCTTAGTGCTATTAACATTGGGAAAATTAGGGATGTTCAAGATCTTGAAACTCTTTGCGATCTTAGTGTTAGGAGTCTTGATGAACTCATTGATTTTCAACGTTACCCCGTCAAGGCAGCAGAAATCGCTACAAGGGCACGACGTTCCCTTGGAATCGGTTATATTGGTCTAGCACATTATCTTGCAAAGCAGGGTGTTAAATATGGAGATCCAGAGGCATGGAAAATTGTACATGACTTAACAGAATCCTTCCAATATTACCTAATAAAATCCAGTGTAAACCTTGCAAAAGAGAAGGGTGCATGTGAATATTCTAATTCTACTAAATATTCTCACGGTATATTACCAATTGATACTTATAAAAAAGATATTGATGAGATTGTTCCTAATGTATTAAACCACGATTGGGAATCACTCAGGGAAGAAGTCAAGCAGTATGGTATTAGAAATAGCACATTATCTGCTCAAATGCCTTCAGAATCATCCTCAGTTGTAAGCAATGCCACCAATGGTATTGAACCACCAAGAGGATACTTGTCTATTAAAAAATCAAAGAAAGGACCACTAAAACAAATTGTCCCTTCATACAATTCTCTCAAAAATAATTACACATTACTTTGGGACATGAAGAGCAATGAAGGATACATAAATATTGTTTCCGTGATGCAAAAATTCTTTGATCAAGGTATATCTGGTAACTGGTCTTATAACCCACAACACTATGAAGGTTCTGAAGTTCCGACAAGTGTGATGGCACAAGATCTTTTAACTACATATAAGTACGGTTGGAAGACATCTTATTATCAAAATACATATGATGTTAAAACAGATGAAGTCGAAAGTGATACCCAAGAAAACCAATTAGACACATTAATCGAGGATATAATGTCCTCAGATCAGGAGGAAGTTTGTGAAAGCTGTGCAATTTAAAACAAGTTCTATGGAGAGACATGTGAAAGTCGATTCAATGACCGTATTCAATACGGAACAAGTTGATACTAAAAAACAACCAATGTTTTTTGGTGCACCATTAGGTGTTCAAAGATATGATTCTTATAAGTACCCTTCATTTGAGAACTTAACAAAGTCTCAGTTAGGATATTTTTGGAGACCAGAAGAGGTGTCTCTACAAAAAGATCGTGGTGATTATCAATCACTAAGACCAGAACAAAAGCACATCTTTACTTCTAATTTAAAGTATCAGGTTATGCTTGACTCAGTTCAAGGTCGTGCACCTGGTATGGCATTCGCACCATATTGTTCACTACCTGAGTTAGAAGCATGTATGAATGTATGGCAGTTTATGGAAATGATTCATTCACGTTCATACACATACATTATGAAAAATGTATATCCAGATCCAAGTGAAGTGTTCGATACTATCCTTACCGATGATCGTATTCTTGAACGTGCTGCTAATGTTACTGGTTCATATGATGACTTTGTAAATGAAGCACACAAGTATGATACAGGTAATTGGTGGAGAAGTGACCTAAGAGATCATATCTCTGCAAAAATAGAAAGAAAAGAACTTAAACGTAAACTTTATCGTGCGGTAGCAAATGTAAACATACTGGAAGGTATTCGTTTCTATGTTAGTTTTGCTTGTAGTTTTGCCTTTGGTGAACTTAAACTTATGGAAGGGTCAGCTAAAATTATATCTCTTATTGCAAGAGATGAAAATCAACACTTAGCAGTGACTCAAAACATATTAAATTATTGGAGAAAGGGTGATGACCCAGAGATGGTTGATATTGTAAAGGAGGAAGAGCAGTGGTTGATTCAAGCATTTAAGAATACTGTTGATGAAGAAAAGAGATGGGCAGAGTATCTTTTCAAAGACGGAACTATGATTGGATTGAACGATAAACTACTACAGCAATATGTTGAATGGGTAGCAAATCGTCGAATTAGAGCAATTGGAATCAAACCAATCTATGATGTACCTGCAAAAAACAATCCATTACCTTGGACTGAGCATTGGATTAGTTCAAAAGGTTTACAGGTTGCACCACAGGAGACAGAGGTTGAGTCTTACATTGTTGGTGGTATTAAACAAGATGTGAAGAAGGATACCTTTAGCGGATTTAAGTTATAATGTTAGGAAACATATTAGTAATCTCTGCGTTTCCTTTTGTTATGTTAACCTTATATTTTGGAAGTAAAGGTGGTTTCTATGATAGTGATAACTACGATGGTCATGGAACTGCACATAAAGTTTTAGTTGACGAGGAAACAACTATATAAGAAAGATAATTCTTATAGGATGGAAATTGACTATGAAAACCCTTGGATTTATGAAGGCAATCCTTTTACCTCTGATGATATCGGTGACTACTATGGGTTCGTCTATCGCATCACCAACACCAAGAACGGAAGGACCTACATCGGAAGAAAGTATTTCGTGCAGAAGAGAAAACCAAGGGGAGCAAAGAGAAGAGTTACAAGTGAATCAGACTGGAAAAAGTACTACGGAAGTTCTGACGATCTTAAATCAGATATTAGAAGAGATGGTAAGGATTCTTTCAGAAGAGAAATCCTCAGTCTCCACACCACCCTTGGAAAAGTAAACTACGAAGAAACAAAACAATTGTTTATTAACAATGTGTTAATGGAGTCGCTTGACGACGGGACGCCAAAGTACTATAATAGCAACATACTCGGCAGATATATGCGTAAAGATTATGGCAACTTTGAAAAAAACGGTAAATGAAACATATTACTGGTCAATAGACAGAATGTGTGAACTTTGTGCCCGTGGTAATTTTGAAGATGTAATGAATGGTGATTCAATACGTCAAGAATTTGACGAATGGATTATGGCAAATCATAAAGATTTGAATGAAGATATAATCTCAATGGCATATATTGGAGAAGGAAGCGAGTATGATATATAATTTGTATTAATTAAAATCATGTTACAGAAAATTGTCAATGGAATCGCTATTGCTAGTGGTGTTGTATCTCTCACCGTCGTGGGTACTATTGGGTACGTATATGTACGGAAGGATGCAATTATCGAAAATGTCAAGGGTAAGGTCTTAGAATCTGTTTTACCATCTGGACTTGGTACTGGAGGACTTAGTGGTGCATTACAACTACCGTCTGCAGATGAACCAACTCAGATTGCTCCTGATGCAGGATTTGGTGTACCTAACTTTTAAATAAAACTGCGCTATATAGATTATATGCATTAATCTAATGGCAGACGATAAAAAAGAAAAAGAAGTGCTAAAAGAAGATCCTAAGAAAAAGGGTCTCTTTAGTAAGTTGAAAGAAGCATCTGAAGACAAAGAAGAGCAGATGATGATTCTTTCAACTTTTGTGCGTTTAGGTATTTTAGTGTGGAGTGGTGCAATTTTGACATTAGCATATGTGGAGTTACCCTCTGCCCTTAAAATTCCAAAACAGGATTTAGATCCAACTTTCATAGCTTCGGTCTTCACAGGAGTTCTCGCTACATTTGGTGTTACAACTTCAAAAAGAGGAGCACAAGGTGGTGGATCTAGTGGTGGTGTAAGCAAAGGAGATATGGAGAAGTTAATTGCAGCAGCATCTCAAACTGCACCTGCACAGACTATTCGTATTGAGCAAGCACCCGTGAAAATTACACCCGAAACTAAATGAGTGAACAAAAGAATGTGAAGTGGGGTAGACTATTTGTTATTGGACTCGGTGGAGCAATCGGTCTATCTCATGTTGGTATGATTGGTAGTCTTATGAATCGTGAGAGTCAACTACCAAGTATTAATGTACCCGTAGGACCTTATACATCATACAATGCAGAAGTAACAAAAGAAGGATATAGAATTTCTTATCGTGCAAACGATCCAAAGGTGATGCATGTGGAACGGGATATAAAAACCAAAGGTGGGTTTCTGGGATTGGCTAACAACACTCAGAAAATCTCTGAAGAGTACACGATGGACGGTGCAGTTCACACAAAACCAATCCACGTTACAGAAGGAAATTCAAGATCCGAAGCATGTATCAAAGCAATCGGAGGAGGAGAAAACACAGGAAGGTTGGTTGGTTCCAGTGTTGGTGCTCAGCTTGCCCCTAGTGTTGCTAGTATTCCTATTGTTGGTTGGGTTGCTGCTGGTTGGGTGACAATGTTCTCTGGTAATCAAGGTGCAGAAATAGGTGGTGGAATGGCAGAGGAATTAAACAAGGAATGTTAGTGAGCCCTCATATAGTTGCGTAGAAATACTTACTCAGTATAATAAATATTATTGTACTGGAGTTGAAACTATCATGTCCCATTACACACTTGGTTGGCACGACCAACTAAATGAGTATCACGAAATAGGTGAATATGCAGAAGATGCATTTGAAGCCGTAAAATTTGCAAGAGAGGATGTTCCGTATCTACACGAGCATCCTTTTTCCTTAGATAAAATTAAGGAGATAAAATGAAAGATTTACCA